CTTCCTGCCTTTATCTGCCTCAGTCTTGGGGTTTGGTGCTGGGGCTTTCAGGTTAGCGTTGTTCTTACGGTTATACGCTTCACGCCCTTTGGCGGTCATACCTGCGCCCTGCTCTGTAGGCAGGTAATTCTTATTTTTGCCCGTTGTTGTCTTAGGAATGGGTTTATCGTGCTTTTCTACTGCCGCACGAATGTCATCCCTTCGACTCATGCTTTTTCCTCAATGTACTTAGCGTAGGCATCCTCTAGCTTTGCCTTACGGCTACCCTTGGCGTTTTCCCGTTGTACTGACAGAGCAATCGCTAGACTTTGTTTCTTAGATTTGCCTGATTGACGCTCTTTCTCGTAATTTTTTCCTACTGCCTCGTCACTGCCTGATTTCATTAATGGCATAAAATATCCTTTTATTTCAAGAACTTAAGTTTATAAGCGGTTGTGTTAATGAGGTCTGCGATCTCATCAATAATGTTCTGTAGTTCGCTGTCTTGGGGTAAGTCTTGGCGGGCTTCCCTAACAAAGTTTTGTAAGGATTCCATGTAGCGTACTGGGTCTTTAGGCTGGTGGTATACGCTTGGGAAGCTGATGAACTTACCGTACTTACCCATGTAAGATTCTGAAAATTGATCTACGAGGGGTACGATCCCGTCATAGTATTCAGCGAGTGCGCTGTGTTTAGAGAAACTGTCGGTAGACCAATGAAAGAAATGGGTATTGGTCGCAGAATGTAGTAGTGTCGCTACAAATAATGCACAGTTTTCCATAAAAATCCTTATGTTATGGGTGTAGTTTCCTCTATTTTATCAAGAATGTCGATATAAACAAGGCATCCACCGCCTTTTTTTATTACGCCTCTTTGCAAAAATAACACATCAATTTGGCTGTCATCATCAAACACTCCAGCACCGTTACCGCCCAATGCATCCCAAAGTGATTTGACACGGTTGTCCAAATCTTGCTTACGCTTGTTGGCAAAATGAATAACTATTTTCATCTCTAAGCGGGCATCGCCTAGCTTTGGTACTCTGTACTCCGCTACATAGTCAGCTACTTGTTTTTTAAACTCAATAGCTTCTTTGCTTAAATAACGCCTATGACCACTACTTTTGATGTAATGGTTTACGGTTGGTGGCAAAGGTAGGGTAAGTATTAACATTAAGAGAGTTTAACAATTCCACGGTGTCTTGGGTCATTTGTTCAAAACTTGGTATATAAAAACCCCGACTCGAATAAGAGGGCAATTGTCTTTCGGTGCGCTTCTTCCCACCTACCCACTCTCTCTGTTTTGCTAAGTGTTGCACCTTGGTCGATTTCTGTGTGACAGGTGTAGCAGAGTGATGCAATTCTGTAATCGTGTGCTTTGAGTCCACGGCCTTTTCCATCCCTTAATTGATTTGAGTGTGCGGCAACCACTGTGCCATCTGTAGCCCCGCAATGGGTGCAGGGGAAGCTTCTAGCTATCTCCAGTAAGCTTTTATTACGATACATTGGCATGATCCACGCTGTATTGTTCTAGCTTTACAGCGGATTCAGCAATGTCTACAGCAATCTCCATCATCTGTATGGCGTTATTGCTTTTTAGGGCATCGTCATAGTGACGGACTAAGGTTCTAAGAACCTGAAACTCGTTGAGTAATTCAATCATTTTAATATCCGATCTTGGTTACGGTTAGATACTTCTAAGGTCTGCCATGTAGCGTGGCGTAGTCTTGCGGCTTCTAGTTCCCACTTCAGCTTCTCAGCGTTCTCGGTCGCTACCCCAATAGCCTTGCATAAGTCTTGGTAGTCTTGGCTGGCGTATGCTTCCCGTTCCTGCGCCCCAATAGTCTGCTCGCCTGACTTCTGCATCATTATTGCTCGTAGACTGCTCTTAAAGCACTCTAGCTGGGCTAACTCACCCTTGGCAGATGCGTACTTACCAGCGTTATCAAGGATAAAATCTATACAACGGTTTGGGTCTATCTCTCGCATTGAATCTCCATTAGTTTCATTCCGTAATTGTTTACGCCATTGGGTATTATTAGTCCTGCCTTCTTTTTGAGCATATTTTTCTCAAAGCCTGTGTAATCTACTTCGTGATGCCAGCGATCGTATCTCCACACCAATTTAGCCCTGTTTGGGTACTCGTCTACAAGCATCTGCGACTTGGGTAAAGTACCTTCTTTATCGTAAAACTCCGCTGAATTGCCGCCTTTGACCGTCTGTGTTGCGGCTTTGTTCTGTAAAAAACAGTGGAACATGATGGTACACCAGCCGCCTTCTAAACAATCTAATGACAGGATGGTGTCCTCGTTGTACTTGGTTCTCCAGCGGTACGGTATGTCATTGCGGATCAACATACAGGAAAATATACGGTTATTTAGCCTAAACGGTGGTTTTTTGCGCCTGTTACCACCAGCAAAGAATCGGTATTCAAAGCCAGCTTGGGCTACATTCTCGTATCTCTCAACAAAGTCCTCTGCCGCCCGAAAGATTGTGCCTGACGCTACTGGTACTCGTTCATTGCGGTTTAGCCTGACAAAGCCGTTAATGTTGTCATCGAGCATCCAATGAAAAGTATGCCCGTTTTGAATAGAATGATCCCAGCACCAGTTTCTAGCAGGGGTAGAACCAAAACCGTGGTTACTAAACGGCAGGGTCAGTATCTTGGCTGGGTCAATAACCTCTGCGTACTTATCGTACTCTTGGGGTTCTACAGCAATATAGTACGGTACGCCCATCTTTTCTAACGATTTACTGGTCAAGCGGCTTTCCCATCTGCCCTTAGAGATGATGTAAACAGGGTGTTTAGGGTTCATCAATGTAGATTTTCTTCACGGGTTTTACCACTGGGAACAGTATGCTTTTGGTCTGAAAAGTAATGCGTCTGCCAATCAATTCACTAAAGGCATTCATGTCCTCTACGGTCAAAAAGTTAACCGTAACAGCGGCAATAGACTTTAAATCTTCGGATACAAATTCAGGCATTCCTTGCCATTCTTTCTCATAGTCAAATTGGTCATCAAACAGATCGTTCACTTGCTAACCTTTTCTTTATAAGGGTTTTGATGCGTTCTTCGTCTTTAGGGTACTGCTTTAAAAGCTTAACTACCACATCCCAGCCACGCCTTTTGGCTACACCGATATACCATTCCACTAGGTAGTTATCGGGTATATGTTTCACATCTGTTCCTCAATCTGCTTAATCTTTTGGCTAATCCTAGCCCGCCATTGTTGCCACGCCTCACCCGCATAGGCAGGGCATCCGACTTCCTGCGCTTTACGGGCAGTCAGTTCCTCAGTCGAGTACCACGGTAGTTCGGGCTTTTTGGTGGGTTCTAGGTCAATTTCGTCAGTCCAGCGTTCTTGGTTCAAAAATGTGGCTGGGTACGGAATGTAATCCTTTTGCGTCTGCTTAATCTTCCAGTATTTAAGGTAGTTAGGCATGGCTTCTAGGCATTCTTTTTGCTGGATAGGGGTTAGCCTGTTCCATGCCCGTTCAGCGTCTTTGCGCCCCATTTTGCGGGGGTATAGGGAGTAGAAGTCTTGGAAGGTCATTTGTTCATCCAGTAATAAAGAAATGCGGCAATTATCATAACTGCCGCAAAGATTACAAAAGTACCGATTGCAAACACGGTCATTATGGTTTCGATCATTTTTTGACCCAAACTTCTCTGTATGTATTTGGCAAACAGGTAGCACCAACACTGATGCGTACACGCTTGTGGGTCAATTCTTTTTTTGCTTTAGCGTCAGCAAATGCTTGAACTACAGCGGCACGGGCTTGTTCGTAAGAAACCATGACATTTTCAACATAATAAATCCAGCCCGATTCTTCGTTATGCAACATAACATCTTCTAAAAATGTTAAAAAATCGCCATAAGCTGTAGCACGAAAGCGCACATTTTTTTGTGTTTTGTTTTCTATTGCCATGTACTTCATTTGTTTCTCCTATCTCACTCGTTATTGAGTACTTGTAGTTTATTAAGGTAGCTTAACCATGTCAAGGGTTTTTTAGCTTTTTTTTCTAAGTATTTTCCCTAAGTGTTGTTTTTTTCCAATATTCAGCTAAACCGCCTGTATTGTAGGCAAGTCCAAACACCTCAGTCATTTCTACGGGTCTTGCTTGTAGAAAGGTTAGGTGGTCGTTTACCGCTTTTAGTATTTCGGGCGGTGGTGGTTCATCTACCCAAACCCATTTGCCAGCTTGTTTTTTAAGCATCGTTTCTCCATAGAACGACCAACGCTAAACTAGCGGTACTGTCAAGAGATGTATCCCGTAACGCTTGGTACATAGGCTGGCTTGACCCAGTTCCTATCGGCTATCGCAGGTGTCGACCCTCGCTCCAGCGCATCCATCTTCGCTGGCCTCTAGCCCATCCCCGACTTCTTCTAACACCCTGTCGTTTCGGGTGGCAGAAATAGAAAAACCCCTTTGGACTGATCTAAGGTGATGTTGCTTAATAAATGCCTCTAAACCATTTACTAAACACTCAGATCAGACCGAAAGGGTCTTGTGCTTAGAGGTAACTACAAAACAGACATCACTCTGCCCCCACAGTATACATCAATCTAATTCAGGCCAAATTAATTTATAACTTTCAGGAAATAGGGTCTTTCGGTTTACTAGCCCGTGGCTTTGTTTTTCAAGGGTTGCGGCTAGGATCACCAGCTTATCGTAGGGTATATCACCGTTCTGCCACATAGATACGGCAGGAACGCTGATATTTAGCAATTTAGCAACCTTGGTAGGGCCACCCAATAAACGAATAATAGCGACTGAGTTCATGTAAGTAATCTTAACATATTTCTTGCATTAGTTGTTAAGTTAAGTTAATATGGGTGTACGGTATGTGCCGTGATAACAGGAGAACTCTTATGAGTGAAATAGAATCGCAAACAAATGACTTACTACAATTACAGGGTCAGCTAGAAAAAATCTTTGATGTACTAGAAGGTGGCTCTGATCTATCCAAGGAACAAATTGACTTACTGCGCTATGGTTGTGGCTTTGCGCCAGTTAATCGTCAGCGTGATTTTTTACAAGGTGTATTTGCAGACCTTAACCCATACGGGAGATCAATATGACCCCACAAGTACAGTTAGTAACGCCTGAAATGGCAAAAGTTTATCTATCCAAAAACACCGATAACCGCCAGCAAAGGGGTTGGTATGTGTCTTGTCTAGCCAAGGCTATCAAGCGTGGTGATTGGATATTGACGCATCAGGGCGTAGCATTCTCTGAGTCAGGCAAACTGATTGACGGACAACACCGCTTAGAAGCTATTGTAGAAGCCGATACGCCCGTGCAGATGCTTGTCACCACTGGCGTGAGCAACGATGCTTACAAGGTCTTAGATAACGGCATTAAGCGTACATTGTCAGACCTAACAGGCATTAATGTTAGGACTACCGAGGTATGCCGTATATTGGCTAGATTGGTCTACGGTGGTAATTCTGTGACTACCGCAGAAGAATGCCTAGAAATCTATAACACGGGTGTGGGCGAGGTGTCCGATAGCCTAGTCGAGTATTGCGGTAAACAGATTAAAGTCTATTCATCTGCGCCAATGAGGACTGCGGCAGTCTGTTTAATCCTTGATGGGTATAACCAAAACTACATTAAGAACCTGTACGCAAACCTCTGTCACCAGCAATTTAACGAACTGCCTAATGTAGCGCAGAACTTTATCCGTCAGGTTACCGATGGCAGGGTCAGCGCAAACAAGAAGTCAAACCTACTAGCACGGGGTCTAAAAGTATTTAATCCTGAGTATCAAGATGTAGCTAGACTTCAGATTAGTGACTCAGAAGAAACTGCCGCTAATGCGTATTGCAGAACCATTGTTAGAAACCTATTAACGAAAGAGAAAAAATGATTATTTCTGATACCCAACGAGATTTTAGAATTGCCCCTGCTGGCTTGCATATGGCCCGTTTGTACTCTGTGATTGACCTAGGCCATCAAG